TCTACTGTTTCAGAAAATAGAGTTTTAGGAGGATTTATTACCGCTATTGCTAATGACTACTGGGAAGGAACAATGGCCGTTGCATTAGACAGATATGATGTAGTTAATGGCGGAAGACATAAATTAGAGAAAGGAAATGTTTCTGGAGTATTAAAAACAAACGAGGAGTTCAGAATAAGAGCAATCAATCCTACCTTAGACCATTACTATCAAACGATTAAGTGTGATACTAATTTTAAAGATTTTACTGATGCTTCTGATACAAGCGCAACAAACCATACAGATGAATTGCCGTTTGTTGTTGATGGAATTGTATTAGGATTAAAATTAAGATTATGGATTAGTTCTTCTAGTAGAACAGGAAATGTGACCATTACTTCTTCCAATGGAAATATTAGAAAAAATACAATGTCTGTAAATGGGAAAAATGAATTCTTACAATTTGTAGATTTGACTGGATGTTATTTAATAGAAGAAAGAGAAGGCTCAAATATTGGAACTGAAAATTCAGTAACATATATAAATGATTCCTTTGCATATGATATTATTTATGTCATTTCGCACGAAATAGACCCCACAACTGCAACTACTCATTATTTAATAACCGATAAAGAATTAACAAACGATAGAGCATATAGAATAATGCAGCCAAACGAAGTTTGTATGTATGATTTTACTCCAGACGACATTACTTTCAATCTATTATCTAGTAGATATACAAAAGTAATGAATGAAAATAAAACATATAATATTAAATCTTCTTATTTATATAAAGAAGGAGTCAAAGATAAAAGAGAAAATGAAGGATTTTTATCAATGTATGTTATGGTAGATACAGATAAGCAATCTGATGACGAGTATTTAGTAATTAGAGATAGAGATGGAATACATGGCAGTTCTAGTCAAAGTGGTATTATACCAGAAGGAAATTATACTTTCTTTGCTAGCGACGGAGAAAACAAAAAGAAAGTAAATATAGAAGTTTCAACTGGTGCTTCAAGGGGTAAGGTAAATAAAATAACAAAACCATTCTTTTCTAAAGGTATAGTCTCTTTTAGTGAAACTTTTACAGTTCAAACAAGAGGAAACTTGAACATAGACCCAACTAGAGCGTGTATTGGAACAACTGCTACAATTGCAAATGAAACAGAAGAACTTATCAATGAATTGATGGAAGAGAATGACATTATCTTTGATTTAGAAACACAAGATTATCCATTATACTTAGCACCTAATTATCAAGGAGTTGATTTATTTTCAGCAATTAACTTCTTACTTGAACAAAAAGATTTAACTCTCTTTGAAGAAAATGGCACATTTAAAATCAAAGATAGATTGGCAAATGATTTCTTTAAAGGCATCGTTCTTAATGAAACAGGAGAATATCAAATATTTGATTTTGAAGAATCAAAGAATATGTTTAATTTCTATAATCAAATTACGGTCTATGGAAGAAACCATAAAAAGGTTAGAAAAGATATTAGAAGTATCAATGATGTTGGTTTGAAAGCCTTTGAAGTTTTCAATGCTGAACTTACAACCCAAGAAGATGTAAATAAGGAAGCATCAGCATTACTTAAATTACATTCCTCATCAAACAAAAAACTAAAGATTACCGTTGGGCATTCTAAGATTTCACAAATTAAAGTAGGAGATATAATTAATGTTGAAATACCTAGAGAAAATATACCACTTTCTCAATACATGGTATTGCAAATAGAATACTTACTTACTGGATTAATGGTATTGGAACTAGGAAAGTATAGTAAAGGATTAGAAGATAGATTTGCTGACTTGATTATACAAAATAAAAAGATTAATTCTCAATTAAGAAATCAATCTTTCAAGGAATCAGAAAGTTTAGATTTCTTAGAAGAACTTAAAATTAGTCAAATAAGACTATTCGCTAGAAAGAGAACGTCTTCTGGAACATTCAAGTTAGGTTTCGGAACAACATTAAATACGGGGACAACTACGCTTGGTTATGGGGTCGGCACAGGCATTACATTCACTACTTTAATAGATGAGGAATTAATATGATTACAGACAAATTAAAAGAATTAGTAACAACATACATACAAGGAACTGCCATAAACAATGGTAAAATAGGACAAGGGGGCAATTCAACAAGTCCAGCCGCTACAACATTGGATGTTCCTTTATCTACTGCAACTTCTACATTTGCAGCAGTTAAGTCTGATACAAATGTAATTGAAGTTCAAGCAATTTTTCAAGGGGCTACTTCTTCTATGACAGGTAAAGTAATTAGAGAGTTTGGTATTTTTGATTCTAGTTCTAATCTTCTAGCGAGGGTTAATTTCGATGGAGTCGGCCCTTTTTCTTCAACAGAAGATTTAGAACTATTTTTAACAATAGAGGTGGAATGATATGGCAGACGAAAACCCGCACCAATTTAGCACACAAACGACAGGCGTAACTTTTGCACAAATAACCGATAGTACTGATTTTCCGCATACTGGGTTAATTAAAGCGTTAAGCCTTATGACTAAAGGAAATATGGCTGTCAAAGGTTCAGCAACAGATTTTGATATTACTCAAGCGAGTTCTGGAAATGTTATTCAAGTTGCCGCAGGTAGAATATTTAAAGATAATAAATTAACTGCTCAAGTAAGTGCTGATGATTTTACTGCAAGTTCTTTTGATACTGGTACAAGTGGTAGTCATTATCACTTACTAGTTGTAGATAATTCAAACGCTTTAGCAATTAGAAAAAATAGCACACCAACTGAGGATAAAGTTCCAGAATATGATGAAGGAGATACTATTATTGCAGTAATTATGTTTAATTCTTCTACTGCTGCTTTAGGAAGTATGCAAATTCAATTCTTAACAACAGGTAAAGTCGAAAATAGTTTAAGTTTAGGATATGATTCATCAGGATATACTGAAATGTCTAAAATAAGTGCCGCTTCTGGCGGAACAACTGTTGAAGTCGGTACTGCTGGTGGAGATTTTATTATTGATAATACAGATGCAGATAAAAAAATTATTATGCGTTTAGGTAGTGATGATGCCAATACTGACTTTGAGATAAGAAATAATTCTGATGCAGTTAAATTTGCAGTTGATGGTGCTGGAACAATAACCTTACCCGCTTTACCTACTGCTGTTGTTGCAACTGATGATAAAGTAATAATAAGAGATACTGATGGTTCTGATGCACTTAAAACAGTAACGGTACAAGCAATTGCTAATTTAGCGGGTGGTGGTGGTGATTCAATAGAGGATGCTGACGCTAACACTAAAATTCAAGTTGAAGAAAGTGCAGATGAAAATAAAATTCGTTTCGATACTGCGGGAACTGAAAGAATGATTATTGATGAAACAGGAAAAGTGGGTATTGGGACTTCTTCACCAACTGAAACACTTCATGTGGAAGGAAACGTATTAATTAACGATTCGACCTTAAATGGTTCTTCTGACCATTTACTTGAAGTTAAGTCTGGTTCATCGGGAGATAATGCAAGAGTTATTATTTCTGCCGATAGCGACGTAAAATTACCAATGATTAACTTACGAGATGTAGAAGAAAATTCAGGAACATTTAGTACGCACTATTCCGCTTATATTGCTCTTGACCGAGCATCAGCGATTGTTACAGGTTCGGCTCAAAATGACCTTTTAATTGCTAATGGTAATTACAATAAAGATATTCACCTTTGTACCAATCCTACTTCAAATGGAACACAGGCACAAGCCAGATTAACAATTCTTTCAGATGGTAAAGTAGGTATAGGAACAACAACTCCTTCTCAAGAATTAGACGTATCTGGAGATATTAGACTAAGTGGTGAAATCGAAGTTAATGGTAATTTAAACCATGATGGTTCAAATGTTGGTTTTTTTGGAACTGCTGTTGCTGCTCGTCAAAATGTAGGTAATGGTTCTTTTGTAACTAATCCAGTTAATTTTGGCCGACCACCAGCAGACCCTAATGCATTTCCAGGATTTGAGCCATCTGTGGATAATTACATCGCTTTTCTTGAAAATGAAATAGTTACTATTTCAACTAAGTTAAATGATTTAATAGACGCTTTACAGTTATATGGTCTAATTTTGTAATATATGCAATTAATAATATTAGCGATTATAGCCTTTATCTGTGGCTTTCTTGCAACATGGTTAGCAACGATAGATGACTTTTGAAAAGCCAAAAAAAAGAGGGCGAGGCAACCCTAAAGTTACCTCGCCCTTTAAT